CTCGCAGGGAGGGAGTATCCATCAATAAGGATCCCTCCAGATCCCCAGCCATTCGCAGAAAGCAGAGCATAACCATTCGTTCGTGGATATTGGTTGTCTAGAAGATAGAGGTCCATGTATGTGGAAGAGTTCTCCCACTCCAGCCTCTCTTTTAGTGATCCGTCATAAGGGTATGTATCATAGACGCGCTCGATAGATTGTACATAATACTCCTCAGCGGAGCCGTAACGAGCAAACGTAGATGGGTCATTAAAATCAACATTCGGAATAAATCGATTCTCGTTGATGATATCTTGTGTGTGATATCCAACGGACTCGACTTCCGCGCCGATTTCTTTTGCTGATTTGTTTGCGATCGCACTTGCGCGGGTCGCACCATCAAATAAGTCTTTAAAACTCATACCCTAATTATTCTTCAACTCTAAATTTGAACCTCTGAGGTTGTTCTTGCCAGTCTCCTATACTATCATTATAATAAGATAATTTAATCTCATACATGTAGCCTTGATCGAGCAAGGACATATCTAGGTCGAAGTAGTTCCCCTCTTTGTCGTAAGAAAGGTATGTGCTAAAGTTGGAGCCGGTGCCGTATGGAATGGCTTCTAGGTTGTCGATCACGCGTGAAATTGAATAAGACGCACTTGGAATAACTTCCGTTGGATTGTTGGTTGTCGACACCGTATAAAGGGTGGGGCTCCAATCCTTGCTGCGTACAAAGAACCTGAACCGGGCTTTATCTTTTTGCGAATATACCTTTTTGAGATTTTTACATGATGTCACTCTGTTGAAAGTCGGAGCACTGTCATAGGTTGGGAGCAGCTCTGGGTAAAACGATCCCGTAAAGAACTGTACACCTCCTGAGTGCCACACATCGTGAACGGCTAGGAGCCTAGTCGCAGCTGCTGTCAAGGCAACTGAGCACGAATAGATTCCAGCACTTACATAACTGGCGGTAGTATTGAGGTCGGCTGCTGCGACCGTACCACCTCCTATTGAAATTTCTAGTTTAGATCCGGTTGGTAGTCCATTGGAACTAGAATAGAACGAGACCTGCAGGTCATCAGTTCCCACTGCCGGAATGTTCTTCAAGGCTCCGCGGACATAGTTGTAAAAATGTAGCTGATTAAGATTATCTGATGCCGGTGCCAAAGAACTAGAGTAGTAAAAGCCCTCTCTGTCATCTTGGACGCGAGAGTCCCAGCGCGCTTCAATGTGGGGGCGCTTATAGAAGTACTCAGTCGATCGAGCAAAGAACTTCTTTATATAATAAGACTGAGTGGCACCATTAACATTTTGTAAAACGGAACCCGATGTGGCGCCCAATGAAGATGAAAAATATGCCTCTTGGCTCGCGGTGAGATGTACACCGAATCCATAATTCTTTATGACGCCAGGGGCAACCGGGGTATCCTTAAACCTCACCCACTCCTCTACAATATGAGAAACATCCACTTCTAAATCTTCATAGCCTTGTGGGAATGCAACATTATAGTTCGATGCGGTTAAATAGTCGCCACCGACGGATGACCATGCAGTTGTTGAGCTAGCTGACATCCAGTTCGCATACCCCAGATCCTGGTATTCATCCATATCGAGTCCAGCGCCTTCTGTCCACGATTGAGATATCGGAGCAACAACTAAATTGAAATCCTGTGGTAGCGTAAACGGGGTTTCGGCATTGTACATCTTAAGATAGAAAGAAACACTACCGGAGGCAGGAATCCGAGAGGCTGCGCGATCATTGGCGATCGCATCAACAGAAAATTGAATGAGTGCCCGGGAAAGTTCGGGAGACTGTCCATTAGAGCCGGACTCTTGTCCATAGATAGAAAAGACCGCCAAGGAGTCAGCATACCCCATATTGGAGCCTGTGCCTCGTGTGGCCATGTTTGCCTCGAATGCGTTGGTGATTGTTGTGTCTGCGCTGGCAGTATAACGGAAGATAGCCATTATTTAACAGATCCCTTGATGTCTAGATTCGGGTACTTTAATTCAAACACCACGTTGGGTGCTGCCAGGATTCGTCTGCCGTCCGGGGAGAGGGCTGCATCAAAATTATAGTTAGATGAAGAATACAGACCGCCTGCTTTAAGTACGATTTGAACGGACGTCGTGTCTACGACCCCTTCGACCTTGTTTAGTGCGGTATAGACGTCCGAAATAGAAATAGGCTCCCCAATATCATACGCTGTAGCAAAAAGAACTGCCAGACGATTAGTACACTTATTAATAAGAGTAAATCTATTTGTATTCATATCCATGAGAACTTCATACTCTACTGCAAAGTTAACAATCTGAGCGTCGAGGATATCTACGGTATCACTTAGCATTTTATAGTTTACAAGCCAGTTTTTAAGATTGTTCTTGAGGGTTGAGTTCGCTGATGTAAGCTTCCCGGCGTTTGTCTCAGATGCAACATAAATATTAATATTCTGTTTAAACTCGTCGAGATCTTTAATGACTGCTGCTCTTTTTAGCATCCCATATTTGGGGGGCATTGCATAAGTTAGCGCTTTATAGTCTTCTGCGGTCACTGCCCTGTTCTGAGTTGCAAAATAACTAAAGGCTCTTTGTTTGATCTCATCGGAAGAAGGCATCGCAACGCTGCCCACAAACTTTTCTTCGTTAGACACCTCTAAGGATGCCTGCACAGAACCTCTCTGTGATGGATTCAGGCTGCCCTGGTTTGCAAACTTGAAAGATGTTGATGCTGGTTGTGTAATAGTATTTACAGCTGCATTAACATCGCTGGTGGTGTTAAAACGATATTGTACTCTCAGGGTAGTGTTAGAGGGTCCGATACCAAATTTGTCTGTACTAATAATTTTGGTAGGATCAAAGTCTATCTCGGTGGTGTAGGTCCGACCCGCTAAGTCGAGAACCACTTCGGTGGGATCTGTTACGGCATCCGTAAGGGCTGTAGAATCTGAGCCGTATCCAAATTGCAAAAAGGTCTGTCCATCGATAGTTTCCACAGTGAATCGACGAGCCACAGGGACCGCCTTTAATATATTAGGTACGGACGCGCGCGTTGAGGTCGTATTTCGGATGGCTTTGTAAACAATGTTTTGTGATAGATTATCAACTTCAAAATATTCGTTACCTTCTGTATCAGTGACCTTAATCACGTTGCTTATATTGCTCACCCCCAGAGGAATTCGTCGGAACCGCTGGAACTCGCCGACGTCGATGTCTTCGATAGTTCCCCTGCCGGACACTGCAAGACCTGTCATACGGATCACGTACGTGGTTGGGTTGCCTGTTACCGGGTCAGCTTGGCCTACGACAGTCTGGGCAGCTATGGATTTAAAGTCTACATCATTAAGCAGTGTATAAAAGCCACCACCCGTTGAACTAAAGGTAGAGCCGGCTTGTAGAACTGGAATTAATGAACTGTCGGGACCTAAGCCGGGGGTGCTTGCTGGCACTTCAATATAGAATGCTAGGCGCCCGTATGAAGACGGGCTTGTCTGCAGTTTGTACCCCAGCTGCCGGGCGAGTCGAATAATGTTTGTGTATTCAACGGCGCTGTCTAAAAACGTTTCGTTGCTTTGATAATCAATATAAAAGGATAGGATGTCACCAATATAGGAAACCGTGTCCAGCATCAGCGACCCGAAAGAAGCTCTATTAAAGTCTTTATAGGTGTCTGGGTAATAGCGCTTAGCGAAATCTTCTAAATCTTTGCGAATCGAAGCAAAATCTCTGCTTGTATAATCTATAGATACGTTTTTTTTAGACATTAATATTCATTCCTGCTTTTATATAACTAGTTTGAGTTATTATCAACCTCAATCTCAAGTGACGAGATAATCTGAAGAGGTATGACCCTGAAAGTTATTTTCATTTTTAGAGTGTTAGGGAACAGATCCGGGTTGCCTTCCGGTACTGTGAAATCAATTTGTTGTATCTCAATAAACGGTAGATACCTCGCTGTCTGTTTTCTAACTGCGGAATCTATGTCTCCATACAAGGTCGCGGTGTCTTGTTCAAACAGATATCCCCGAAGCCCCACACCAAAGTTTATGTCCATCATCCTTTCGCCTGGGGATGTCAACACAAGCATTTTTAAGTTTTGGCGCGCTAGCGAAAGGTAGTCGGTGATAAGATTGTAAGGACCAAAAACATCACTGAATACCAAAGGAAGCTGAACCGCGATTCCAGAAGCCATATATTATACCTCAGAATAAATAGAATTAGTTATTGTTTTTAACTAACATTCATTCTCTGTTGTTTCGGATGCGTCCTCTATTGTTTCTTCCTCATCGCCAGGTGGGAGCGTGTCTAGGAGTGCCTTTAACATTTCAAGTAGGATATAAATTATCCCGAACGGTGTCGGCGGCAGCATAAACATGCCGGCGATGCTTCCCTTAAAATCAACCCCATTAAGGCTCAGGTTTGGTCCGAAGAGTAAATTACCGGAACTATTTTGCATTTCCGCTGGCATTCCGAAACGAGATGCCTGTGTGTTTCCAATATTATAGAGACACAGAATGAGACCGAACAGGTCTTCCCCCGTTATTCCGGAATCAGCCAACGGACCAGGTGCGTTGTCGATAGCAGCCGTCATCGCTTGAGATATCTTCAGGAAGACCTGCCCTGTAATGTCCCTAATTAGCTTGGAGAGCGCTACGTGAGGATCGACAAGCTCAACAACACCTTTCAAAATCATCAAAGGAGTTTCTTTTAAGAACTTCAAGAAAATTTCTCTCGCCAATGATTCCAGATCGGGACCGGAATCGCCTGCTGCTAGTGAATCTACGAAATCATTGTTGGGTCGATTGGGAAGCGGTGGACGCGAGGAAGCGTCCGTCATGTTCATAAAGTTAATAATTGCGCGCTTCGTGCCCCTAAAGGAATCAGTAATATCTGTAAAATACTTATTCGTAAGATAGAAGTTATAAATGATCGGAACCATTAAAATTGCATTCTTGTTGAATGTTTGGTTCATGTACTGCTGGTATATCGGAGATGTCTTGACGGTCTCTAGAATCTGTGCCCTGGTGTAAGTAGAAGAAATAGGAATAGTAAACAGGACCACTCCCTGCATGTTGTTCCTCCAATCTTCATAATACGCCGCCGATTGGATGGCGTCATGCAGTTCAGTCGTCAGATATACTAGACTTACTTGTGTGCTGTCGTCGGTGATCAGCAGTGCTATTCCTTCCGTGGTGATATCGACTGCATTGTTGACGAAATCTGTATGGACCATTTCCTCCGTCCATCCGTACTCTGCGAGGAGGTTGGCTCTATGAGGAAATATTCGTGGAAGATTCTCGTAGATTTCGCCTTCGTTATAAAGACCCACCACATCCTCCAGGATAACCTCATCGACGCTCTTCTTATCATCACCGGGTTCGATGATATTTTGAATTGCCTTAAGCGTTGATCTCGGAACGCTTCCGTCCATCCACGTATATCCCAGGCGCGCCTCGATCAAGAACCTTATCAGGTCTTCATCGTTTT